CATCCGGCGCCAGCGCTCGTACTCGTCGGTGTAAGTTGCCATGCTAGTCTTCGTCGTCGTCGAAGGAACTGATTACGTCCACGCCGCCCTTGATCAGGTCGCCGTACAGCCCCAACTGGGCGTTCCGCGCCCGCTCGGAGCGGTCCGCCCCGGCGTTGTACTGGCCCGTGGCGCCCGCGAGGTAGTCTCGGCCCTCGGCGCGTCGGCGCGCGCCCGACTGGGAGTTGAACTGGTTGATTTGCGACTGGGCGCTACCCATACCCTGGGCCAGGTTACCGCTGGCTTCCATCGCTTGGAGGGCTCGCTGTTGGGCAGCCTGCTGCATCGAGGCTCCCTGGGCAGCCACGCGGTTAGCTCCCGCCTGGTCTGCGCTCATGACCCCCGCCAGCTCCGCCGTGCCTCCCCCGAGGCCTCGGGCTGAGTAGGCCTGCATCAGGGCGTTGCGCTGGGCAGCCGCCTGGCCAGCCTCCTGCGCCTGCATTTGCGCAAAGGCGTTCCGGTCGGTGGGGGTCCAGCCCCCGCCTCGGGCAACCTCCTGGAGGCCGTGGATGCTGGATTCCTGGGCGGCGCGGGCGTACGGGTCGTACGTAGCCTGCTCGGCGTTGGGGTCCATGGCCTCCAGCGCGCGGAGCCGGTCCAACCACTCCTTGGACATGTAGTCCGGGCCGGCCTCGCCCCCGCCACCGAGCGCGTCTCCGAGGGCCTTGCCAGCATCGCTGACAATGCCTCCGCTCTGGAACATGTGCTCGATTTCCCAGCCGAGATCGTTCTCTTCGTCGGCCCTAGCGTCCGCAGCCGCACCCTCCCGACCGCGCTCGTTCTCTCCCCGGGCAGCATTCATGTAGCCGTTGGCCTCGGCCTCACTATAGCCCCGCTCCGCCATGAATCGACGCGCCCCCTCGGGGTCCTGAGCCACCAGGCGTTGGAGTTCTTGAGCATCTGCCTCCGACAACCGCCCTCGCTCCCCCGGAGCCGACGAGCGCCCTACTCGCGCCGGTCCCCCACCAATCATTGCTTGTGTAGCCACTTTTTACTCGTCCATTGGGTGCTTCAAAATGCGCATGTCCCAGAAATCAGCTGTCCAAGACTGTGCGCCGGATACAGTGCTGCGGATCGCTAGTCCCCCGCCCTCCACCAACTGGGCGTCCCACCCGGCATCGTAGCTGGCGAAATCGGTGTTGGTGAAGCCGTCGGCTGCGGCATCCTGGCCGGTACCCTTCTCCACGAGTGTGAGGGTGCTGAGGTAGGGCTGGGTAACCACTGGGTTTCGGCCTTCCACCGTCAGCCGGTAGGCGTTGCCGGGCAGCACCGTAATCGGCAGAGCCCCAGCCAGGTCCAGCACCGTAGCCACCCCATCGCCGTCCTCCACCCGCATTACATGCAAGAAAGCTTCGTTCTGGTCCTGGGTGACCGTAAAGCCGAACAGGTTCGTGCTCCCCCGGCCGTTGGTGTGGATCATCCACCCAGGCTCCAGATCGCCGGACCCAACCGCGGGGTTGAGGGAGCGCCACTCCACCACGTACCGGCGGGGTAGTCTAATGTCAATTTGCCAGAACGCGAAGGCTAGGACGGTGTCGGCGCTGGTGCCGTTGGACGACACCCGCAAGCGCTTGCGGCCGTCCACCGTGACCACGTTGAGCGCCGGATCGGCCGTGGAATACTTGCTCACCCGGCGGAGGGCAAACTGGGCGGTGGTGGCCTCATCCCACTTCCACAACACCCGCCGGTTGGCTGCGGGGTCGCTGGCGCGGGCCTCCAGGTCTACTGAGCGAACGTCCAGCTCCTGAAGGTAACGCCTAACGGCTTCTTGGTCGTCCGAGAGATCGCGGATCAGCTGGTTGAGCCGCCGAGTACGCGTGGCGGGGTCCTCGTCCTCCCGCAGGATGGTGGTGGTCAGCTTGCCCATGCGTCAGCCCCGGCGGACCTGGTGGCCCTCGTTCTCGTACTCGAGCAAGAGGCGGGTCAGGGCCCAGGCGCTGGTGGCTTGGCGGATCACCAGCTTGACGCGGAGGCGCGTGCCCCGGGCTGCTCCCCGTGGGAAGCCAAAGCGCACGGGATCTGGCTGGGCCAGAAGGTCGCGGGTCCGGCTGCGGGTCTCGGTGGCGTAGGTCTCGGTGTGATCGCTAGTCGTGTTGATCGCCAAGCGTGCTACCCCAGTCAAGTCCTCAAAATCGAACACGCCCTCGGTGGTGAGTTTCTGCTCGCCGGGATTCCCGTTGGCCTGGTCCGCGAAGCGCACCGTGCACTCGATGGCGGTCAACAGGCGCGCGGAGCCGGTAATCAGGCCCACCACTGAATCCACGGAAACCGTGGGGCTGGCAACGTCAGCGGTTATGATGGCGATGGGCAGCCCCGCGCCGTTGTCGATCGCGTCGCCGGCAGTGGCCGTGACCGGAGCACTGAAGGTAATAGTGTTGGCTGCGGCGTCGATGCTGTTGATGGTCTTGGCCGCGGAGTCGTCGTAGCGGTCCCAGTCGGCACCGTAGCCCCGGCGCTGCTTGGAGACCGTGTTGGCGGACTCCGCTCCGAAGTAGAGCAAATCGTCAGCCGGGTTCCAAACCGCACACCGATAGTTGCCGGCCCACTGGGTCCAGGCCTCGGGGCGATTCCACACCCACATGGTATCGCAAGCCACGTCAGTCGCCGCGTTCGGCACCCCAAACACCACCATGCCCTCCGACTCGTGGCCTGCTGCCCAGGCACCGAAGGCACTGGCAGGATACAGGGCCAGGGCGGATTGGATGCTGCGGAGCGACTCGTGAATCACCACGCTGATGGGCTTGGCGTTAGACTCCGTGAGGGCCAGGATGCCGTCGTCGGTCCACGCGTAGGCTACCCCATTGCTGGTGGCCACGGCGTCTGGGTGCAGCAAACTCACGCCGGTGCTGGCCTGGATGATGGACACGTCGTCGTGGCGGGTGGCCCGCACCAGCCAAACTCCGTCCTCCTTGAACACCAAGAGACCGGTGCCGGTGGGGGCCAGGGCCAGGACCCGCGCGGAGGCATCCCCCGGCAGGGCTTGGTGTCGCAGCGGCACGGACTCGGGCTCGTCTACCCGAGACCAGGATAGCCCGTGGAGCTTGACGAAGTTGTCGAACGCTGCCCCGGTGCCGGCCAGCGAGCCGCTGTCGGACCACCAGGCGCTGGCGTGGGTGGCTGTGATCGCGGTGGGGGCGCTGCCGCCGATACCGTCCTCCTCGAGCGACAAACTGGCCCGGGCTGCGTCCCGCTTGCTCATGCTGCTGTAGGCCGTCAGGCTGTTGGAGGCGTAGTGCAGGTTGATCAGGTAGGTCAGGCTGAGGATGGCCTGGCCCGCGTCGTTGGCCACGGCGGGGAAGGACCCGAGGGAGGTGGACTCCGCGGCGGCGGCGTAGAAGGACCCGACCTGGGTGTTGAGCACGTCGTGGTAGTTGAACGCTACGCCAGTGTCAGGGCTGCCCGCGGTGGCATTAGTGTCCACCGTCACCTGGGTGCCGCTGTCCAAACTGAGGATCTTCGTTCCGGCCGAAAAGCGTGGGCTGACGACGATCTGGCCGACGGCTCGGTTGGCATCCACTGGGAGGTTGGTGACCACCGCGGTGCCGTCCGTGACGTCGCCGGTCTTGCTGGCCGAGTAGCCGATGCCGTCGTTGCCGTTGGCCCAGTTGGGGCCAGACACCTTGAGCAACTCCACCGTCACCCGGTAGGGGTAGGTCAGGTTGCCGAACCAAGTCATGCCAGCGTAGCGCGCGAGGGCGCGAGCCAGCGGCGGACGGAACTTGGCCTGGCCCAGACCCTCGACCCCGGCGTTGGTGTAGAGCAGGGTGGACGGCTGAGAGGCGTCGTCCACGTAGTCGTTGACCACCGCATAGCCGTTGTTGAGATCCGTGGTGGTGAGGGAGTACTCGCGCACCAACCGCAGCTCGTCGTTGGGGTCGCCCGTGGGGGGCGGCCGCTCGTCCAGACGGGTGCGGGACAGGCTGGTGCTCGTGCTGGCGCTGCTGCCGATGCTGCCGGGATCGAACACCGCCCGCGGGTCCTGGCTGGACCGTCGGTCGAAACTGGAGGGCCCGGTGGGGTTGACTCGGATCGTGGACTTCGCGGTTTGGCGGTACACCCGGAGGATGTCGCCAGCGAGCACGCCGTTCCACGGCAGCGGGATTTTCAGCTCCGGGGAACAATCCGCCGTGTGGGTGAAGTAGAACCGACTGGAGGGCGGGCCCTCGGTCACCAGGCCGTTGGCGTCCTTGCGGCCCAGCGTCACGCGGTACACCGCCACGTCGTTGGCCTCGAACCAAATAGGCAGGTTCGAGCTGTTGGTCACCTTGCCGGCCTGGCCCATGGGGCGCCCAGCAAAGTCCGGGGAGGTGTCTGCAGCCCCCACCAACACCATTACACCGGTGGACGTGGTGAAGTAGAGGTTCTTGCGAGCTTCCGCAAACGATACGTTGTACCGCGTGGAGTCGGGCGGAGACAGCACGCCTACCCCGGTGAGGCTGGTCCAGGCCCCGCCCCCAGTTGACGAGTACAGCCCCCACGTAGAGCCATCCAGCGTGCTGGAGTAAATCTTTCCCCCGTAGCAGTAGAACTTCCGGTTGCGGTTGGTGCTAGCGCCGGGAGCGTTGCTGGTGGCTGCGATGCCGTAGCGCGACTCCAGGACACCCGGGCGCCGCATGACGCAGTTGGTGGCCTCCGCCAGCGCTCCTTCGGGGGCGTCGTGGGGCGGCGGATCGGACCAGATCCCCACCGGGCGGAGGATGTTCGTGGCCATGGGGTTAGTAGCCGCTCATCCGGCTCCGCAGCGGGGAGTAGGGGTTGAACACCTTGGTGGCGCTGCCGCGCTGGCGGGGAGTCATGGCGCTCAGGCAGGAGCCCAGGTCTCGATCGTACTGCGCCGAAGCCAGGGAGTGTCGGGCCAGGGAGCCTGACTCCTTGAGGACCCGCACGGCTACCGCCTGGGCCAGCACGGAGTGCAGCTCGGCGGGCAGGAGGGGCACCGGTGTTTCCTCGGCGGTGGCCAGGTAGTCTCCCACGGCCAGGTCGGTGATCACTGCGGGGATGTTGACCGTCGTGCCAGTGACGCTAGACACCGCGATGCTCTGGGCCAGGACGCTGAAGGGTGGGTTGGCCTGGACGACGTCCACCAGGTCCCCGTCATCGAAGCCGTGGGCCGCCCCAAGGGTCAGGGTCGTCGTGGTGACGCCGGCCGTGATGACGTGGGGCAGCTCATCCGCGGCCGTGCTGGGGGCCACGAGCTTGCTCGGGCGCCGATAGTACTTGATGCGGAGGGTACCCTCGGTGTTGGCGGGGGTGGGCAATAGGTACACCTCGTCGCCGGAGACCGTGTAGCCGCCGATGCCGGACAACGCGGCGGTTTGGCCGGAATACAGCTCGAGGGTTTCCGGGGCCAGGTAGGGAGGCTCTTTAGCGTTCCCGGAGGTGTCCAGCAGGAACACCTTGCGCACCAGGCCGAGCTGGGCGCGGGAGGGGATGCGGTAGGACTGGCGGGCCGCGGTGATGCTCTGGTCGGAGTGCGTGACGTTGTACTCCTCGCGGATGCGCAGGAGCGCGGGTAGGATGCCGGTGCGGTGCTCCTCGTCCGCGTAGCGCAGCAACACCGCGCTGGTGTACTCGGGGTGGGTGTCGCTGATGTAGGCCTTGGACCGAATATCGGCCAAAAGCTCAGTAGTCGTCCAGGCCATGGGTGCTCCGGAGCTGTGCGCTGGTTAGTACTGGCGGGGGCCAGTAACGACCCAGGCTGGGCTGGAGCCGCCCTCGGCGCCCTCGGGGCGCTCGAAGCGTTGCCGGCGACGAATCTCGTCCGACAGCGCTGCTTGGTAAGCCCGCATATTAGGCGCCGTGCTCCCCAGCACAGCCCCCTGCGGCACGTTCGGAGGCGAGAACATCCGACCCTGCATGGATTCCCGCCCAACCTTGAACTCCGGGTTGCTGGGGCTGAATCCCCCGCCGGGCTGGGGCTTGGGGGCCTGGTATTGGAACATGCTGCGGGCTGGTTGCATCCAGGCCGGTTGCACGTTCTGCTTACCCGGCATGGGCGTGTTGGCGCTCCAGCCCGGAGCCTGGGCCGGCTTTCCAGCCAGCGATTGGGCGTATGGGTTCGGACCAGGCGGGGCCAGGGACCCCGGTGGCGCAAAGCCCGGGGCCGGCGCGGACGGCCGGCCGGCGGCAGGGTACTTGCGGTTAGTCGGTACCATACCTGCCCTCATACTGCGGGGTGCCCGGGCGACGCATGTACCGGCGCTTGCGGGCGTCGGCCAACGCCTTGGCGTAGGCCTCTTCCTCGCGGGTGACCCGCTCCCCGACTTCCTCTCGGATTAGCTCCATCCGTCCGGCTCGCGTGTGCTGGCGGACGCCACCAGTCCCAGTGCTAATGGGACCAATGTCGACCCGGCTGCGGCGGGCTCGGCGGCGGGCTAGTCTCTCCTCGGGATACATCCCGGGGCCTCCTTACGGAAGCCCGCGGGCGTAGGACCGAGGTAGCGCCTTGGCATCCGCGGACACGGACAAGGTCATTTGGGTCAGGGCCATAGCGCCCGCGTCGCTGGTGGACATCAGGATATGCTTGCCCTCCAGGCCGGGGTACCGGGCCGTGATCGCTACCGTGCCAGCGGCGTTGACGCCTTGGACTAGAGCCGACAGCTCGGTATGATCCGTAAGCTTGGTCACGAGGTTGTCGCCGTCCGCGGTGGCGTTGGCGCCAATCAGGACTTCGTTCTCGTTGGCCGGCGATGCCCGCCACGTGAGCACGCGGCCCCCGATGGTCAGGGTGTCGCCGTCACTGATGCTGGCGTGGGAGATGACCACTTGGCCGGCCGCGGGGGTTTGCGTGGGAGACACGGAGTCGTCCCCTTCCACTCCCACGAACACCTTGGCGGGGGTCAGCCCCGCTTGGATGTGGTCTAACAGCAGCCCCAGACCGACGATCCCGTTGCGGGGGTCGGCCGAGGGCTTGAGGTACTTGTTGATCGTGCTGGTGGCTAGCTCGTTGCTGCCGACCACCACCACTACCTTGACGAAGTGAGCGCTCATGGGCTCCCCGTCTTACGAGTTCGCGATGAAGCGGAGCAGGGCACACTTGGCCGGCGTCGGGATGAACGTCGCCTGGAAGGTGTATCCGCGGAGGCCGTAGCCCGCGTTGCTCGGAAGGTGGTAGAAGATGTCGCCGTTCGGATCATCCGGCACGCCGAACGTGATGTCCGTGCTGCCGAGCCGCGTCGCCCGCGCCTTCGGGAAGAGGTAGGCCTCGCCCTCGGGCATCAGGATATGGGGCTCGATCTCGATGAGGCCGTTCTGGGAGTGGAAAGCCAGCGCCTCCATGCCGTTCTTGCCCATCTTCGCCTGGTACGAGGAGTCGTACTTGCGAAGGGCCGCCAGGTCGCCCATCAGGTCCGACCAGGTGCGGGGGTTCACATACAGGCAGGCCGACTCGTCGAGGCCCCGGCTCGTCGCCAGGTCGACCGCGTCGAACACCTTCTGCATCGTGAGCTGCGCGGGGGCGGTGATCGCCGTGCCGACGTCGTAGGTGTTACCCTGCCACATCGAGTACACACCACCCGCGATGTTGAACATCGTGCCCGTGTTGCTGATGATCGTGCGGAGTCCGGCCCATTCCGTGGACGCCGATGCGCCCTGGAAGAACAGGAAGTCCTCGTCACCCGCCTCGGCCGTGTCCGACGTGATCGCGTCGAGATCCGCCGTGGTGCCCGTGAGGGTGACCCGTCGGTTCGCGATATCCACGCTCGCCAGAATCGCGACCGTGGTCGTGTTGATCTTCGCACCCGGGGAGCCCGTCGAGCCCTCCAGGATGTCGACCGGCGCGCCCTCAAGGCCCGCCAGCGTGCCAGCCGACCACGTGCTCAGAGCCACGCTCCAAACCTGGGTCGCCGTGCCGCCACCAGAGATCCGCTGCAGGAGGCGAACCACGCCGCGCTGCCCGCGGAGGTGCTCCAACTCCACGCGCCGCTGCATGGACTCGAACATATTGCGGACCACGTGGTCCATGGCGTCCGCGAACGCCCGACCATCCTTCTTCGCGCGGTGCGCCGACTCGTAGTCGATGCGGGACTCCAGGAGAACCTGGGCGCCCGTCACTTGCGCGTCGCCGTGCGCTGCCGCCACGGGGGTATTCACCGCGAACGCTCCGGCCGAAGCCGCTGCGTAGGTGAAGCCATGCTCGTGCGTCAGCACCACCGGCTGGTGGTAGATGTTACCGATCTGGGCCTTGGGGGCCACGAGCTTGACGTCCTTGATGAATCGAACGCCGGGAGTCACGAGACGCTCGATCTTTTCGGCGTAGCGCTCCTTGAACATGCCCGTAAGGGTTGAAACTGTATTGGTCATTGGTGGTAGGTCTCCGGGGGGTCAGCTTGTGCAATCACTCGGCTTCCCGCGGCTTCGCTACCATCGTTGGGGTACGGGGGCTTCCCCCGATCCTGACTTAGGGCGTCGTGTGCGCGCGTGTCTGCTTCAAAACTGTGCCCGCCGGGGCGCGGGGCCGGGGCGGGCACGAAGGACGCTAAGAGTGGTTTTTCCTTTAGTCGAAGCCAGCTTCGTCCCAAGTGATTTTTTCCGCGGCTCTGCTCGGTCCGCGGTTACTTTTGGGGGTGCCAACCAGGGATTTGGCGGTCGGGGCGGGGCCCGCAAACTTGGCAGCGGCTGCCCGGCGGATGCGGTCGAACCGCTCCTTGCCGATCATCCCCACCAGGGCGTCGTCGTCGAGGCCCCCCAGGAACTCTCCGGTGTCCTTGGCCACCTCGCCTTTGACGATTCGGGCCAGCTCGGCAGCGGTCGCTGTGTACCCTGCCTCGGCTGCGCGCATCCCCACGTCAGCCATGCGCCGGCGGGTGTAGTCGTTGTAGGGGAGGCCGACTTCCTTCAGCGCCGGGGGCCATTGGCTGGCGAACTCCCGCTTGAGCTGCTCGGTCTGCTGGTAGGACTCCCATTCCTCACGCTCCTGCACCAGGCGCTGGCGCTCGGAGGCCAGGGCTTGCTGCTGGTCAGAGTACTCGGCGTGGGCACGCTCCTCGGGGGTCATCGACTCCATGCGGATGCGCTTGGCCCACTCGGCCTCCACCCACTGTTGCAAATTTACCCCCTGTTGCTCGAGCCAGGCAACTGGGTTCTTTTTGGCAACTCCCCGCTCCGACTCGAAGGACTTGCGGTCCCGGGCCAGCTCATCGAACTTAGAGCGGGCACCGTGCCCCAGCTGGGCCATGGACAGCAATTCGTCGATCGACCGGTCGTCGTCCAGGTTGACTTCGTACTCCTGGCCCGCTGCCTTGTACTTGCGGGTGCGCGGGGGAGGCGGGGAGGCCGGGGCTTCGGCCTCCGGAACCTCCCCGGCTTCGGGCTCCCCTTCCTTGGCTACGAACCTGCCCTGGGCGTCCCGGGAGGGCCCCGCTTCGGGCTCGGGGGTGCCCCCGTGCTTGGCGGGGTCGGGGATGGGGAGGCTGTCGAAGATTTCGTGGGCACTCGGGACGTCGGATTCAACGTGCACGATGTTGTCGGGCATCTGCGTGGGCATGTTCTCTCCTGTGCCTACTCGCCGCTATCGTGGGCAGGCTCGCCGTTCCCAGCGGTTGGGATGTTGGCGGGCTGTCCGGTCATCGGATTCTTGGGGGCCTTGGGCATCTTGGGCGTGCCCGGAGTCTGGCTGGCTGGGTCGGCGCCTGGGCCGGCTCCCTTGCCCCCTGCCGGGCCTCCAGCGCCCATCCCAGCTCCCATGGGCATGCCAGTGGCCATGTCCAGTGGCTGGCCCGTAGCGGCCAGTATAAGCGGGTCGGCGGTGCGCAGGTGGCGGATGTGGGCGTTGATCTGGGTCAGGACTGCTGCGACCACCTTGGGGTCGTTGCGGGACTCCTGCGTGCTGAGCACGGAGAGTTTCTCCTGGATGCAGAGCATGTGCTGGTCGGTCACGAGCACGGGCCAGTTCTCGACTTCCATCAGCGGAGCGCCGGTCAGCTCGTCCACCGCGGGCATTTGGGTGATCGGGTCCACCAGGGGCTTGACCGCAGGCCCTTGCACCAGGGCCTCACACTCTTCCTTGATGCGGGCCAGCTCCTTCTGGGAAGACTGGGTGAGGGGCTCCAAGCGGCCGGTCTCGAGGACCTGCACCACGCGGGCAAACACCTCCGGGGGGTGTCCTTGCTTGAGCAGCTCCATGAACCACTCGGCCAGGCGGACCTTGCCGCTCAGGATGTGGGACAGCGGGTTGCCGGAGTCGACAACCACCCGGGTGACTTTCTCCAGGTCGGCGCCCGTCCAGAAGCGCATCTTGAACCGCTTGTCGGCGCCGGCGATGGCCACCATCTTCTCGGTGTGGGCAAAGCGCTTGAGCATGCCGACCACTCCGGTCGACACGTCTTCAATCAGCCGGTTCCAGGAATTCTGGAAGCCGCTGATGTACTGCACGGCCATGGCCTGAACCAGGGCCAGGGCTGCACCGCTCTTGAGCGAGGCCTGCGGGTCGCCCCGGGCTACGCTGTTGATGCCGGAGAGGGTTTCCGCGTTCTTGATCAGGAGGGCGTAATAGTCCAGGAATTGCGGGGGCATTGCCGTCAGGTTCACGCCCTGGGGCAAGTGCTCGGTGCCGCGGGGCACCTTGAGGAAGTTCAGGCCGCCGGCAACCTCCAGCGGGTTCAGGTCGGTGCCCTCCTCGACTACTATGTTCTGGATGGCGAACGCGTCGTAGTTGGTGGCAGCGGCGGACAGGATGGCGTCGGCCATGCGCTGCACGCCCATGAGATCCCAGCAGGAGGCGTAGCCGTCGCTGGTGTCGAAGATGCTGCCAGGGTCGATGGCGTAGACCGGCAGGCGATCGTAGGGCAGGGGGCCATCCAGGAGCACGGCGCGGTCACTGACAAACGAAACCAGGCGGCCTTCGGGGAGCGCGGGGGTGGGCAGGTGGTAAAACTCGTAGAGCCACACCCAGTCGTCTTCGTACTCCGCGGTAAACGTGCGGGTCAGGAGGGTGGTCTCCCGATCCAGGTAGTTAGTGCTCTGTTGGAGGATGTCCTCCGCAAACTCGGGGTACTGGGCAGCCAGGTCCCAGCGGCTGGCGGGCACCCGAACCATGCACCAGGTGCAGTCGTTCCAGTCCTTGGTCAGGGGCTTGATGACGTCGTAGGGCGTCAGGACGTCCACCTTCAGGTCGCCCTCGTAGACCGTCACCTCCGGCTGGGTTTCAACCGGATTGCCGTCCTCGTCGGGTTCGCTGGCGGCGTCGATGTGGTCCACCATCTTGCCAGCCGCCTGGTCCCAGAGGGTGCGCACGTAGCCGCGACCCATTACCAGGGCAATTTCGGCTGCCTTCTTCAGGCGGGCCTCCAGGCGCTGCTCGATCAGGTAGTACTCCAGGACGCCGCGGGCGATGCTGGCTTGCTCCTGGGACTTGGCATCCATGTTGATGCACCGAACGTCGAACGCCGGGCGCTGGCCCGTGGCCATGACCAGGGTGTGCTGGGTCAGGGACCGCAGGTGGTTGGCCCCCAGCCGGACCTGCTCGCCCTGCTCGCCGCCAAACCAAACGTCGCCGCCCCAACGCTGGGTGGAGCTAATGCCGTAGTACTCCTGATACGCCTGGCGCATCCGGGTGAACAGGCCGGTGTCCCGCATGTGGCGGTAGTAGCGGTCCTTGCGGTCGAGCAGCTCGGCGCCGATCTCGTCCCGGGGCAAGCTGGCCCAGTAGCGGGTGTCGATCGTGCGTCTTTGGTCTGTGTTAGCGGCGGCCATTATATCGGGTTAGCGGGCCCTTGAAGGCGCGCACTAGGTTCCGTTCCTGTTCCGTGGTCCTGAGGTGTCGGGGGATGATGTACTCTGGGCTGGTTACGTGGCCCGGGACTGAGGGCCAGGGGTTCTTGGCTCGGTCCACGTTACGCACCAGGTAAACCAGGGCATCGACGGCGTCGAAGTGGTGGATGCGGGCTTCGCCCTGGCGGGCAAACTCGGTGCGCTGGTCGTTCCAGATGGCGGTTTCGCAGTGGTCCACCAGGGTTTTGCACCGGGGGTGGATCTCCAGCTTGCGGTGGTGCATGGCCAGCCGGACTTCGTTGACCGCGGCTTCCTTGTCGTCCTTGCGGGTTGGCAAAAAGTGCAAACCATGCAGTTTAGTCAAGTCGTGCGTGACGATGGGGGCCACGTCGCTGACCCGGAGCAAGCGCGGCCCGACCGCCCGGGATTGCGGGAAGCGAGCGGGCCAGCCCAGGGAGGCCTCGTGCTCCTTGATGCCCTCGGCCAGCTCCAGGGTGGTCATGCGGTTGAGCACCAGCTCGTCGCTGATGACGATCTTGGTGCGGTGAAAGTCGTAGTAGCCGAACAGCACCACGGTGAGATCGTTGAAACCCACGTCCATCCCCACGTAGGCGTCGTAGTGCTCGGGGGCTGGGCCGGGGTCCACCACCAACTCGTTGCGGTACCGGGAGAATTCCGGCAGCACCACCACGTTCTCGTCGGCCACGTGCTGGGCCAGGTTCTCGCGCTTGTGGTCGGTGGACTCCGTGCCCCCCGCGATTTGCGTGAAGAACTCAATCTCGGCAGCGGACAGGCGGGGGTTGTCGTGGATGGTGCGGTGGACGTGGTACCCGCCGGCCTTGGCGTCCGGCACCATGACCTTGGACCAATAGTGCGCCGGGGACTTCGGGGGCGTGCTGGAGAGGAGCAGTCGGGCGTGGGGGCGTCCCTGCATTTGGGGCACCAGCACGGACTTGATGGTGTATTCCAGGCCCTCGATGAACGCGGCTTCGTCGAGGATCCCCAAGTCCAGCGCTGGGCCCCGCAACCGGTCGGGGTACATGTCGCAGCCGACCAGGATGATGCGGGACCCGTTGCG